ATCAATACTAACTTCATAAAGAAGTTTGTAAAAGAAGAAGTTTCTTATTCTGTTGGAAATGACATTACATATACAAGTCATAATGGTGACGAGAAGATTATTGAATTACTTAGATTATCTACTGCTCATTGGAAGAAAGACCATGATGCATCCTTAGCAAAGAATATGCTGATATATTCAAATACCTATGAGCTGTATTATATCGACAAAGATGCTCAATTCTGTAGTCGTGTAATTAGTCCTAGACATGGTATTTGTTTTACTGACCATTGTGATAATGTAATGTTCTTTCTCCATGTATATAGAAAACCTTATGATACCAAGATGTATGTTGATATTTATACAAATAATGAGATTATCCACTGTGATGAAGTATTTAATGAGATTTCAAGACAGTCTCATCCCTTTGGTTGTGTTCCTGTAGGAATTGCACAAGTTAGTGAAGAAGGTTGGTTAGATAGCCTATATAAAGACTTAAAATCACTTCAAGATGCATATGAAACGAATCTTAGTGATATTTCTAGTGAAATAACAGAGTTTAGAAATGCTTATTTGGTATTAAATAACTTTCAAGTAGATCCAGCTAAATTAGCTGAAATGAAAAAACTAGGTGTTATGCAGACAAAAGGCAAAGATGGATCAGCTTCTTGGCTCATAAAAACGATCAATGATACTTTCATTCAAAATACTTTGACTACACTTGAAGATAAAATGTTTCAGATTGCTTGCCATATAAACAGTAATGAAAAAATGAGTTCTAATACAAGTTCATTAGCCCTCAGAGCTAGATTGATTTCACTAGAGGAAAAATGCAAATTAAATCAGAAAGCATTAGCAAATTGTGTACAGATGAGATTACAAATGTTACTTGCTTATATGAATAATTTGAAAGGTACTAAATTTGATTATAGGGATTTGAAAGTCAAATTTACACCTAATATTCCAAATGATGATAATGCATCTGCTACTGTTGTTACTGCTCTTGGAGATAAATTAAGTAATGAAACGGCTTTAAGTTTATTTTCTTTTGTAGATAATCCACAACATGAAGTTGCTAAGGCTAAAAAAGAACAGGAAGCTAACTCTATAGGGAATGATTTATTGAATCCTCCTGTACCTCCTAAAATGCCAAATGGTGGTGGGATGAATGGCAATAAATAAGGATTATCAGAAGAAAATTGAGGATATCAAAGTCCAGGGTGAAGATTTTGCTAGCTCTGCTATGAAAGATGTTTATATTGAACAAAAAGAAGCCTTAGACATGATCCATTCCTATATTGGTAAATTGTATATAGATAATTCTAAAGATGGCTTATTAGTACTCACTACAGCACAAAAGAGTAAGATTACTGCTGATATGAAGGCAAAACTCAAAGCAATGGGTTTGAAATTAGGTAAGTCAGAAGAGAAACAAATTGGGACAATTCTTGCTGAGGTATTTGCTACTTCATATTATACTAATGCCTTTGTCATGGATATGGGATTAAAAGCAAACCTTAAATTTTCAATACTCAAGAAAGAATTTATTGATTCTGCTGTAAATGCAAAGTATAAAGGTGAATTCTTTAGTGATCGTATATGGACTAATAAGGTTTCAATGCTTGATAAATTGCAATCGCATATTATTTCAGCTATGAAGGGTGATATGACGATTGATAAGGTGGGAAAATCAATCAAAGAAACCTTCAATTGTACCGCTTATGAAAGCCAAAGACTTGTAGGAACAGAAGTTAGCAGAGTTCAAGCACAGGCATCATATGACATTGGTAAAAGTACAGGTGTAGAACAAGTTATGTTTTTGGCTGTTCTAGATGGTAGGACTTGTACAGAGGATGCTGAAAATGACGGAAAAATCTATAGTATTGATGATCCTAGTAAACCAGATTTGCCTTCTCATCCAAATTGTAGGTGCAATTTTATAAATATTCCATATCAAAACTGGAGTCCAACACAAAGAAGAGATAATGAAACAGGTAAAAATATTGACTATACAAATTATGCGGATTGGGCAAAGAGCAAAGGAATTTAATATTTAATGTTAATCAACATCCTAAATCTAGGATGTTTTTTATATATCCAAAAAACAATTGCGTTTCTAGTTGAAAAGTTAGAAGGGCATGAAAGAAGGAATAAATTATTATGGCAATTGAAAACTTTGGGGAAATCACTACTTATTTTCAAGACAACAAAGATGCAGAAGATGTAAAAGGCTTTTTGGGTGGGTTATCTAATCTTGACGTATTCAAAGGCAAACTTACAAACGATGCAGATTTTAAAAGTTACTTCGATTCAGAATCAGATAAAAGGGGTTCAAAATCCTTGCAGACATGGAAAGACAATAATCTGGATGGTCTAGTTTCTGCAAAGGTAAAAGAATTATATCCAGATGCCGATCCTAAAGATTTGAAGTACAAAGCACTGGAAGATAGATTCAATGAAGCAGAAAAACGAACACTTAAAGAAACTTTAACTAATAAGTCTCTTAAATTTGCACAAGATCAAAAATTGCCTACTGGCTTTATAGAATATTTTATTGGTCAAGATGATGAATCAACCACTAAAAATCTAGAAAAATTTATGGCAACAATGGCAATACACGATGAAGCAATTAAAACAGAATTTGCAAAAGGTAATTCATATACTCCTCCAAATGGTGACAAGACAAATCTCAGTGGTGACGAAAAAATGAGAGCAGAAATTGCTAAGTACATGAAATAAGGTTTCAGGCTACCTTAAAAAAAGCACTAAATTAATTAATGAAAGAGGTTTTTTAAAATGGCTATCAATACACTCGCTTATGCAACATTATTTCAACAAGAATTGGATCGTCAAATCGTAGCAGGGGCTACTTCAGGTTGGATGGAAGGAAATGCAGGACTCGTTCAATATAATGGTGGTAAGGATATTAAAATTCCTAAGCTCACAATGGACGGATTAGGCAATTATGATCGTAATCTTGGTTTTACTCAAGGTGCTTCTACTCTTGTTTATGAAACTAAAACTATGACTCAAGACCGTGGACGTACATTCTCTTTAGATGCTATGGATGTCAACGAGACTAATTTTGTTGCCAATGCTTCTAACTTAATGGGCGAATTTCAACGCACAATGGTAATTCCAGAATTAGATGCTTATCGTTATAGCACTATTGCTACTCTTGCTATTGCAGGATCTAAAGCAAGTGGTGGATATACTCCTGCTAAAGCTGATATTCTTTCTAGAATCAAAGCTGATATCGCCTCTGTTCAAGACGTTATTGGTGCAGTACCTTTAGTTATTACTATGTCTACTGCTACACTTGCTATTCTTGAACAATCAACTGAATTAACTCGTCAATTAGAAGTCGGAGCTTTTTCTGGTACTATTTTGAGCGAAGTTAAGAAAGTCGATGAATGTCCTATTGTAGAAGTTCCAAGTGCACGTTTGAAATCAGCTTATGTTTTCAATGATGGTACAACCGCTGGTCAAGTTGTCGGTGGATTCGTTCCTGCTGTTGGTGCAAAATCTGTAAACTGGATTATTTGTGCAGCTAGTACCCCTATTGCAGTTTCTAAGACTGATAAAATTCGTATCTTCACGCCTGACCAGAATCAAACTGCTGATGCTTTCAAACTTGATTATCGTAAATATCATGACATTTGGGTTCTCGATAATGCAATGGCTACTGTATTTGTTAACTGCAAGGAAGCTCTGGTATAAGATGTTTGAGCTTAAAAGGCTTAATGTTCATAGAATCGTAGAGACAGAACATGAAAAAGCTAAATTAATTGCAGAAGGCTTTGAGGAAGTAATTGTAAAAGTCAAGAAAATAGTTGAAGTTAAGAAGGGTAAGGCATAACGCCTTATCCTCTTTTTTTGAGGAGGTAGGTCATGCTATTAGATGACATAAAAGTAGTTTTAGGTAAAGAATCTGATTTATCTATAGATAATTTGTTGAATGTTTATATTCGCAAAGGCACAACATTAATTAATAACTATATGAATTTTCCTGATATCCCTATTACTATTCCTATTACATTACCTGTAGATGTTGCAGTGGTTTATGCGGATGCACTTATAGAGTATGTAATATTAAATTACCGCAAAAAGGGAAACGAAGGCGTTAAGAGTTTTGGTCAAGGAAATAGATCAGCTACTTATGAAGACGGATTACAAGAAAGCGTTAAAGCATTATTGCCTTCCCCTTATATAAAAATGATGGGGGTGAGAAGGTATGATTACGGATTATAAAATTGATATTTATAATCGACTTCTAGCTACAAAAGTAGGCGGTATAACTATCCCAGGAGCTTTATCATTTGTTAAGACTGTTGACTGTGATCTACAACCATATAGTAAAGCACTTTTGATGAAACAATATGGTTATAACCTTGAAGTTTCCAAAATGTTTTTTATGGATTCGGACGATAGCGTAAAAATAGGGTCAATTTTCTACTATACGAATTCTCAAGATATCATTGAAAAATATGAAGTTAAAGCAATTCCGTGGGATACGGATTATTTGGAAGTGGTTTGCCTTGGAATATAAAAGTTATAAAACTGCTGTATTAGCAGTGCTTAAAGAATGTAAACATGAATTTTGCGAAGGTGTAGGTACTTTAATTGTTGCAGAAGTGCAAAGTATAACTCCTGTAGGAGTCGGTACTGCAAACCCAGGTAATCTCAAAAAAAGTATTGAATCAGAAGTGTTACCTAATAATGATGGAGTTAATATTGGCGTAACTCCAAATGCGAAATATGGTTATTATGTTCATGAGGGAATTGGTCAACCAGCACAGCCATTCCTAGAAAATGGATCTAATAGTTCAATTCCTAAAATGACAAATGTTGCTGAAAGAATTTATCAAAGCAAACTAGGTGGTGAGTAGAATGATAGATCTTTATACTCTTATCAACTCTAAAATTGAACCTATATGCAATTGTTTTGTAGACCATTATCCAGAGGATGAAAAAAGAGTCTATCCTTATGTAGAATTCCGATTTACCAACATTTTACCTAATAATTCTTATAGTGATAATAATCAACTGGAGATTAATATTCTTGACGATAAAGCTACAGACATTCGTGAAATTGAAAATATTACTGATGCAATTCATTTAGTATTAAACAGACTACAATATAATGATTCTAAATTACAGGTAAGTATAAATAGAGATACACCTTATAGATTGTCTTTACCTGACCCAATTACCCATATTCAGCGTAGAAAATTACGCTATGTTGTAACTGTATACGAAAAATAAATAAGAAATGGAGTGATTAATTTGACAGTTGGAAGTTTAAATACTATTGGATATTCTGCAACTACACCACAGAATTTAATGATTGATGCAGGAGCTATATATAAGAATTATGGACTCGTTGGAGAAGTTTTACTTGGGGCAACTTCTGGAGGTAATGAATTTGTTGTTGCAATAAAAACTCGTGATGTAAAAGTTGATGGACTTAAAGGAACTGTCAAGGGTTTAACACGTATTATTTCAACAGACGTAACGCTCAAGGTTAATATGCTTGAGGTTACTACTGAAACCCTTAGAATTGCGCTCATGGGAGTAGTAGATTCTACAGGAGCAGATTACGATGTCATCACCACAAAGACCGAAATTTTGCTGACTGACTATATTGATAATATTGCGCTTGTAGGACGTATTAGTGGATCAGCTAAACCTGTTGTTATCATGTTAAAAAATGCTTTAAGTTCAGATGGTATTAAGTTCTCGAATAAAGATAGTGCTGATAATATTTTACCTATTACTTTTACAGCATCTATTGACCCAGCTACACCTACTGTTTCCCCATGTGAAATCCGTTTTCCAAAAGTAACAGTATAATTTAACATAAATATTGAGCTTCTTCTTTGAGGGAGCTTTTTTTATTACAAAAATGGAGGTATATACAATGAGAAAATTAAAGACATCAGATATTTTTGCCCTTTCTCGTATTGTGAAAAAGATGGATATTAAAAAGGAAATTGCCTTAGTAGCAAAAGATGTAAGTGGTTTTTCTGATGATGAAAAAGCTAAAGCAGAAGCTACTATGCAAACTAATCTGATTCTGATTTTCGTTGAAAACTTATTTAGTGCAGAAAAAGAAATTTACAAACTTTTAGCTGATGTTACTGGTTCAACTCCTAAAATTATTGAGGATATGGAGTTACCTTTATTTATGGCATTGATTCAAGAACTATTTTCCCAAGAGGGCATAGGAAGTTTTTTATCCTCAGCACTCAAGTAGAATCTGCTGAGTGCTTGGATACTTTAGCAAAACGATATGGCGATATGAATTACATATTAGATTCAGATGACTTAGTTATGGGTTATGAAATTATAAAAATGGCCTACACCAAAAAAGCAGAAGAGCAATTATGGGAACAATATTTGTGTGACCGTCAATCGATGACACAAGAAAATTTTATGACATTTGAAAAATATAAAATTGAAGCATTTGGAAATAAAACTATCACAAATAAAAAAGAAATATTAAAAGATGCTGAATTGATAAAAATGGCAGATCAGAGGTGTCAGAAGGGAGACAATAAAAGGTGAAAATCTTTGAACTCTTTGGAAGCATATTACTTAAAGACTCAGGTGTAGAAAGTAAACTCGATAGTATAGATAAAAAGGCATCTGGTACAAGTAAATCAATGGGTTCTAGCTTTGGGGCAATAGCTGGCGCAGCACTAAAAGTAGGCGCAGTTATTGGCTTGGGTATGGGATTTAAGGAAATGATTGACAAGGCTAGTGCCGGGGAACAAAAACTAGCTCAAATGGATGCTGTCCTAAAGTCTACTAAAGGCGCAGCAGGAATGACGAAAGATGAATTATTGAAGCTTGCTGATGCACAGGGAAAACTAACAACCTTTTCTAAGGGTGCAAACATGGAGACTGAGAATCTCCTACTAACATTTACGAGCATTGGTAAAGACGTATTTCCGCAAGCCTTAACAACTGTAAACGATATGTCTCAAGCACTAGGACAAGATACAAAGTCTAGTGCGGTTCAGCTAGGTAAAGCGCTACAGGACCCAATTAAGGGTATTACAGCCCTATCCAGGGTCGGAGTTAACTTCACCGAAGGCCAGAAGAAATCCATTGAAGCTATGGTGAAACATGGTGATGTTGCCGGGGCGCAAAAGCTAATCCTCAAAGAATTAGGAACAGAGTTCGGAGGATCGGCAGAAGCAGCAGGAAAAACATTCGCTGGACAAATGACTATTGCAAAAAATCAAGTGGCAGGTTTAGGTTCTACAATTGGATCTGCCTTACTGCCTACATTAACAGGCATGATTACAACCATTAATGAAAACATGCCAAAGATAAAGCAAGTCATAACTGATGCTGTTGTTATAGTTACTGATAAATTTAAAGAGTGGGGCAAGATCATAGGTCAGATTGCATCAGAACTATTTCCTTCACTAGATGGTGCAGTTGCAGGTACAGATGGTAAGGCGAAAACCTTTACCAGTACACTGGATATTGTTACTACAGCATTGAGTTTTGTGCGTGATAATCTAGGGTTTGTAAAAGCATCACTCGAAGTATTGGGTGTTGTTTGGATAGCACATGAAGGATATATTCTTGCAAACAAAATTGCATTGATAGCACATGGAGTAGTTCAGACAGCAAAGATGATAAGAGACAAAGGTGAAACTGCTTATCTTTGGTTACTGATTGCAGCAGATAAAGCACACACAATAGCAACAATGGACGGTAGTATAGCTACTAAAGCTATCACAGCAGTACAGTGGTTATTCAATGCAGCTATGGATGCAAATCCTATAGGTGTGGTAGTAATTGCATTAGCAGCCCTAGGATTCGCAATTTATGAAGTTGTGAAACATTGGCAAGATATAGTTACATGGATCAGTAAGGCGTGGGATTGGCTTAAAAAATGGAATGGTACTCCAGCAGAAGACAAGAATTCAACAGTAACAACGAACTACCAAAGCAAAGGTGGAGAGATACCTCAGAATGCTTCTGGTACTGACTTTTTTAAAGGTGGATTAACTCACATTAATGAACTTGGTGGAGAGATAGTTAATTTGCCTAGAGGAACACAGATCATTCCTCACGATGTAAGTATGGCTATGGCAAAGAATAGTAGTAACGCACCCCCGGCAAAATCACAACAACCTGTTACCCTTCAACTAGTCTTGCAAAATGGAAAAGCAGTTGCAGAATATCTTATAGATGATATTAACAATCTCTTAGGTACTAAAAATATTATTAAGGGAAGAGGTGTGGGAGTATGAATGGACTAACTTTTAACCTGAAACATTCCTATACTGATTTCGGGTTAATAATGAATAGCAAGAAAATAAGCTCACCTTCTAAGAAAAAGATTAAAGTAGATGTACCTTTTATGAACAGCAGTTACGATTTTAGTACAGTTGGTAGTAATGGAGAAATAGTTTATAACCAAAGATCTATAGATGTTAATTTTACTTTACTTGCTAATAGCAAAAACGAATTGCATTCCAATTTATCTATAGTTCTAGAATGGTTACAGGATACTCCACAATGCCAATTAATATTTGATGACATATCTTACTATTATTTTCTAGCGGAAGTTGAAGATAGTATTGAAATAAATGAAGAACATAATTTAGCTGAAATAGTTATTAAATTTATCGCAGAACCATTTAAAACGTCTATTAATTATGCAAATAATGATATTTGGGATACCTTCAATTTTGAAGAAGATATGATGCAAGATGATGAATTTGATGTTGTGACAACTAAGACTATAAGTATTTACAATCCAGGTAGATTAATAACTCCAACCATCAATTGTAGTGCTAACATGTCAATAATTTTAGGTGGTAAAACCTTTATTTTGGTTGTTGGTGATAATAAAATTTATGATTTAAAATTACAAAATGGTGCTAACTCAATAGTAATTAATGGCACAGGTCACATTAAATTTATATACAGGAAGGTGGTTTTATAGTGTATAAGGTTGTCTTGATAAATGATGGTGTAGAAACAATTATACACTATCCAACCTCTGATAAAGATTCACCACGATTACTGAATTTACCATTTAAAGAGAGTTTATCGCAAGCTGATCAACTCTCTTTTTCTATACCCTTTGGGAATGTTGGATACGGTTTAGTTGAAGGCTTAGTGTCAAAAGTTAAGGTAATAGATACAAGGGATGACTCAATTATTTTTAGTGGGAAAGTACTGAACACAAAAGATGGTATGGGTGCAGATGGTAGTTTTATTAATCAGGTAACTTGTGAAGGTGCTTTAGGTTATTTACTTGATACTCAGACAAGAAGATGGCATTTTGCAAACCAAACTCCTACTCAAATACTGACTTATTTATTAAATCAACATAATTCAAAAGTTGATGCAAGTAGGAAAATATATGTAGGAACTATACAAATAACTCAACCAATAACCATTGATACAAATTTTGAAAATACATTTAATGCTATTGTAACAAAACTCAAAAATATCTTAGGTGGAGATTTAAGAGTTAGAGAAACATCAGGAATATTGTACTTAGATTATCTAATTGGTCAAGGATTAAATAATGAAGTCAAGATACAAATAGGTGTCAATGCAAAGCAATTAATTAGAGAATATGATACTTGTGATGTAATAACAAGAGCTATACCTTTGGGTTATGGAGAAGGTATTAATACACTTGATATCACTTCTGTAAATAGTGGTATAGAGTATGTTGAAGATGCTACGGCAAAGGTTAAGTATGGAATTATAGAAGATATTGTTACTAATAAAGACATACAAAATGCAAGCACATTAATGATTTATGGTCAAACTGTTTTAGCTGAAAAGAAACAGCCTAAATTAATTATAGATACAGCTATGGTTGATAGAAGTGTTTTAGAGCAATATTCTTTAGAAAAATATTCATTAGGCGATACACTCCATATTTTAGCTAATCAGATGAATATGGATGTTTATGCAAGAGTCATTGAAAGAGAAATGGATTTAATTATTAGCCCTTGGGATACAAAATTAGTTATTAGCACAAGGCCAATTACTCTATCTGACCAGATGACTAGTTTAAAACAAAGAAATATGACTTTAGAAAATGCACCTCAAGGAAATACAGTAATATTTCCAATTACAAAGGCTGATAATGCAGATTTTGATAGTCCTGTAACTTTTGATTTAGATATTCCTAATGAGACAATAAACATAAACAGGGTTTATATTAATTTGCATGGTAGAAAATTTAGAGCTTATGAGAAGGGCTTATCAGCAGGAGGCAGTTCTACAGGAACAAGTTCTTCTGGGGGTGGTAGTACACAAACTAGCTCTAGTGGCGGTGCTAGTACAACATCAAGTGGGTCAAGTAGTTCAACTTCAACAGATGCAAGCAGTTCCTCAACTACAACGGGAGAAACTTTTCATAGGCATTGGAAGGAAGGCGATCCACCAGATCCAGATAGGACAGGGTGGGCAGTCAGCACGCATAACCATGATATTCCTCATACGCACGGAATTTCTCATACACATTCAGTTTCTGTCGGCAACCACACACATTCTGTTTCCGTCCCTGACCACTCCCACCAATTGACCATCCCCAGCCATTTGCATGAAATTTTAAATGGAATATTTGAAAGTACATTTCCTTTGAACACAAAAGTTAAGGTAAATGGTGTAGATATAGGCGTTAATTATGGTGATGGCAGTAGTGCTTTTGACCAATATAATTTAGATATAACTCCACATATTTTAATTGGAAATAATAAGATTGAAATATCAACAGAACAAAACGGAAGAATCGAAGCTGTAATTTATGCACAAATATTTATTCAATCAAAATAAATAATGTAATATTCTCTAAGAGGTAGAATAATATAAATATAAGAGATATAATAAACAAATAATGGTAATAAAACTAATGAAAGAGGTTGCGGAAAATGAAAAAGTTTATATATATTCTATCTCTTGGACTCATGATTTCATTAATGGGTTGCGGAAATACGCCTGTAGTAAAAGATACCCCTGTACCAACTGTGAAGACTCCAGTATTAACGCTTACTTCTATTCCTGATACAGAAAAGAAATGGGTTGAAGTAAAAACATGGTCGGGTACTGGTCAAAAGGATACAGAAAAGTTTGAAGTAACAGCAAATACTCGTGTGAATTGGGAAACTACCGATAAAAATGGTATGACTCAGATTTATATCCATGATAAGACTGGAGAGCCTGTAAATGCCACCATAAATATCCAGAAGGGTATACAAAAAGGTGTTACTAACTTGAAATTAGTTCCTGGACAATACTCCTTTGAAATAGCCACAAGTGCAGTTACATCATGGAAGGTCACAGTGGAGCAACTACAATAATCTAATCACATTAATACTTAATTAAATCTTAAACAAAGCACCTATTAATTTAGGTGTCTTTTTTTATGTCCAAAAAGGGAGGAATACAAATTGATAAATATTGCAGATAGCATAGCACAAATTAGAACAGCTATATTTGGAAAAGATGTAAGATCAAATATTGCAGATGGAATTGAAAGTATAAGCACAAAACAAACAGACTTGGAAACAACCTTTGATGCTTTAATAATTAATGCAGGAACTAGCAATGCTGAAATTGTTGTAGCTCGTGGTGGAAGTGCAAATTTAGATACTAGATTAGACCTTATAGAGTCTTCTGCTACGACACTACAGGCAGATAATGCGTCACAATCAGAAAAGGCGGGATTGAGTGGATGGCTTAGAGATTTACAATTTAATCGCAATAAAAAGATATGTTGCGTTGGAGATAGCACTACTGATAATACAACTGCTGCAATGTACCTCTGGAATACTATCATCAATAGCTTTACAGGTAGTGGTGATAGTTTAGAAGGTGTAGCATTAGTAAATCATGGTCATAATGGCAATAGTCTTGCCAATTACCTAGCAAGTGGAACAGCAGAAGTCATTAACGAGCAAGCTGACATGTATATATTTAGTTATGGCATTAATGACGTAAGACTTGGAACAAGTACACAACAACAATTAATAGATATGCTTGACACAGCAATTCAGCAGTTATTAAAACAGACTAAAGGTTACATCTTGTTAAGAATGCCTAATAGTTT